TGCCTTACCTAACTACTGGCTCCACTGAGCTTAAAGCTGTTAATCAGATCCTGGCGTCAGTTGGTCAGGCTCCTGTTACCACGTTGACAACTGAAGAAACACTCATTATCAACGAAGTCTCTAGATTTACTGGTTCTATTGCAGGCACTACACTTACCACTGAAACTGCTAACATTCCTGTTGGTACTTATATTGGTGGTGTTGGTGTTACTGACGGTACATCTATTGCGGTTGCTGGTGTAGAACAATCTACAACCCCTGTAACTTACACCTATACAGTTAACATTTCACAGACTGTTTCTAACCGCGCCTTGACTCGTAATGAGGTTACAACCAGAGTTGAAACTCAAACCAACCCGGACGTTGCGATTGCACTCAACACCCTGAGGGAAGTGTCACGTGAGGTACAGAGCGAAGGCTGGTCCTTTAATACTGAGTTCGATTATAAAATTACACCTGACTCTAACAATGAGATCAGAATCCCAGACGATGTTCTGCAGATGGACCTTAACCAAGGTTACCCTGAGAACATTGAAAAAGAAGCTATCTTCCGTGGTGGTAAGTTGTATGACAAGAAAGGTCATTCTTACACATGGACTGCTGAAACTGTATATGTAGATATTGTTTGGTACTTTGAATGGGAGAACATCCCTGCACCTATCCAGGCTCACATTGTAGCTAGAGCTGCTGCTATTGTGTCTAGCCGTATTATTGGTGATAGCAATCAGTACCAGATTCTGCAACAGAAGGAGCTTAGCACACGTTCTCAAGCTATGGAGTACGAGTGCAATCAAGGTGACTTTACCTTCTTTGGAGCACCTGACAGCGGTAATTTCTACCGTCCCTATAAGCCGTTCCATACCTTGCAACGCTAATGCCAGCAATAACTCAGACAATTCCTAATTTTCTTGGTGGTGTATCCCGCCAAAATGATGACAAAAAGTTAATCAACCAAGTAACAGAGTGTGTTAACGGGTACCCTGATCCTACCTATGGTCTGCTTAAAAGACCTGGTATGGAACATGTTAACGTACTGAAGAAAGCTGATGGTACTGCGTTTAGCAAGACAGAACTAGCTGATGCTGCATGGTTCTTTATTGACCGTGACAACGCTGGTTCTTACATTGGAGCTATTAAGGGTACTAACGTTTATGTGTGGACTAAAGAAGATGGCACCTTTTGTACTGTAACTAATACTGGTACTGCTTATTTGACTGGTACAAAGCAGTCAGACTATCACTTCCGTAGTGTACAGGACGTTACTGTTATTACTAACAAGACGGTAACCACAGCTATGCAAGCTGCTGGTACATATACTGCTAATGCTGTAGGTACACTAAAACTAAATTCAGTTACCAACGGTCTGGATTATATCGTTACCATTCAAGGTATTACGACAACTGTAAGTGCACAAAGTGCTACAACGTTTGATGACATGCTTGTGTATGACTCTAGTGATGTCAACACAAACCACCACCTGGTGGATGCTATTAAGGCAACCATTGAGGCACAACACACCGCAAATAATGCAGACTTTGACGGTGTATGGTCCCTAGAAGCCTACACAAACAGTTTAGTTATCAAACGTACCGCAGGTACCAACGCTGTCGTTACAGACTACACAGCCCCTACTGGAGCTGCTACAGCCTTTACTATTGAAGCTAAGGGTGGTCTGGGTAACGTCGGTATCGAAACATTCCAAGATAGTGTAGGTTCATCTGCTGATCTACCTACCGAATCTTTCAATGGTCATCACGTAAAAGTGCGGAACACAAACTCTGCTGATGATGATTATTACTTGGAGTTTGAAGCATTCAACGGTACACGTGGTAAGGGTTTCTGGAAAGAAACTATTGCTAGAGATGTGTCCCCAGGTCTAGATGCAGCTACCATGCCTTTCCAGCTGGAGAATACAGGTGCTACTACTTTTAACTTTAAACCAATCCCTTGGACTGCTAGACTGGTAGGTGATGACAACAGCAATGCTGCACCGTCTTTTATTGGTGATAAGATTACATCTACCTTCTTCTATAACAATAGGTTCGGTTTGCTATCAGAAGACAATGTGTTCCTTGGTGTTGCTAATGATTCATTTAACTTCTTTGTTAAATCTGCACTGACTCAAGTCGATTCAGATCCTATTGATTTGAACGTAGCCAGTATTCGTCCTGTGGTCTTGAATGACGTTCTGCCTTCTCCGCAAGGTTTGCTGCTATTCAGTGCTCGTCAACAGTTTCAGGTGTATTCTGCTAGTGCAACTACGATGACACCTAAGACAACAGTGATTAGATCCATTTCTAACTATGAGATGTCATCTGATATTTCACCTGTTGACGTAGGTACTACAGCTGCATTTGTTAACAGAGTTCCTGGGTATTCTAAGCTGTTTACCCTGCAACTCCGTGAGATTGAGCAGAGCCCCCTGGTGGTAGACATTAGCAAGGTTGTGCTAGAGTGGATCCCTGATACAGTAGATGCTCTTACAGTTAGCCCGCAGAACTCTGTGGTCATGTTGACTGACACTCAGTCGTCATATATCTATCTCTACAGATTCTACAACAACGGAGAAAAGGATCTATTCCAAGCATGGGTTAAGTGGCAACTGCCTGGTACAATCCAAGCTGCTGATATCATTGATGATGATGTTACCGTAGTATCTCAACATGAAGATGAGTACACAATTGGTAAAATTGTGCTTGACGAAATTCCAACCGGTGATGTTGTAGCAACCTCTACTAGCATGACTGGTAGCCCTTGTCTAGATATGGCAACACGTCCTGTCAAGCCTCACGCTTCTGTAGAAGCTGTGGTGTATGATGAGACGAATGACATTACTAAGATCTACGTACCTTACACACCTATTGATGATAAAAAGGCAGTAATGTATCTTGCTGTCCCTACAGCAGATGTAGGTACTGCTTCAGTTATCGATTCAGATGATGGTTACTATGCATCAGCATTAGAACGTGTTGAGACTGGTACTGGTTATAAATACTTTGAGGTTAAGGGTAAGTTTACAGATTATGCTGATGGCATTATTGTAGGTTATGGTTATGACTTTGAAGTCGAATTGCCTAAAATTTACTACCGACCTGAGACTAACGAAACTGATTTTACTGCTACCCTGACTATTTCCAGAGTTAAGTTCTCTGTTGGCAGGACAGGTTCCGTCAGGTTTAAAGTCAAGGCTGATGGTTCTAATGAATGGAAGCCTGTAGAACATACAACAGATGGTGACCGCTACTCAGCTGACACTAACCCTGTCAAATCGGAGAGGCAATTTATTGTCCCCATCCATCAACGTAACACTAATTTTGAATTAAAAGTGACAAGTGATTTTCCATACCCTGTATCGTTGGTGTCAATGATGTGGGAAGGTAACTATTCCCCACGATTCTATAGGAGGGCTTGATGTTTAATCCAAAAGAAAATTTACTGGATCAACAGCTTGCCGAGTCAGGTCTGGAGATGCAGTTTTTTAAAGATCTGATTACTGGCGGTGCCTATAGCCGCAATAAAGCAGCTAAGAAATCTGAAAAAAAAGCTCGGAAACATAATGAAAAAGTTGCCAAGCTAACCAACGAACATAACGATAAGCTAGACGCTGCTGATAAAGAAAATTATCACATGATGCGTGACTTTTCGCATGAGTCTAACATGCGGAACTGGCAACGTAGTGCCGAGATTCAAGATTTTCAATATCTATCTCAACTTCAGCAGTTCCAGAAAAGTCAAGCTATCGGTAATGCACAGCTTGGTCTAAACGCTGAAGCTGAGGCACAAGGCATTCAAGGTGAGCAGGCTGTTATTGAGGAAGCGTTTATCCAAAATCAGTTTGAGCATGATGCTTCGATGGGTAACCTCAAAGAAGCATATACTCAAGGTATGTTTGATAGACGAGATCAGCAGATCCAACTGAGAGGTATTAAAAGCAAGCAAAAATTTGGCATTGCAAATTTGCAGAACGAGTTGAAACAACAATCAACTCAAAATGCCATGAATAAAGAATCAGCTATGATTGATAGCCTAGTTGCTCAAGGTACTGCTCAACTTGGTCAGGCTGGTAAATCTACAGCTAAAGGTGTACAAGCTAATATGGCTGCACTGCAACGTAGCCTTATGGCACTTGACACTGAGATGTCTGGACGGCGTGTGTCAGCTCATTTACAAATGGCTGAACTGCAGGCTGATGCTTCTCTTGCGGAAGCAAGTGTCGGTCTTAATATAGAAAGGATTGATAACGCTATTGCAGATGCTGAAGACACAGCTGCTAGTAACCTTGAGGTACAGCGTGCAAACATGAAGAGTAAGATTAACCAAGCAGAGCGTAACATTAAACAGATTAGTCTGGAACGTAACTTTGCTGATACAAACACAAGGGCAGGTATGATGATCTTCCCCAAACGGTTGGATTATGATCCTGTTCCTAGGAAGTCACCTGAGCGTGTGTTTGTTGATCGCATGGAAGCTATCCCTGGATTTGTACCACCAGCTCAGCAAGAAAATCTTTGGGCTGCAGGCTTTAATACTGTTGCAGGTGCTGTCAGCACTGTTGCTACCGGTGTTAATGCAATGAGTGCGATCGGTAATGCTGGTGGTCTTGGTAACCTTGTCTCTAACGTATTCCCTAAATCTACGGTACCTTAAATAACTAAACTATGGCACGTATCCAATATCAACCCGCTGCACGCAGTCGGGGATTTGCTCCACCAAAACTAAGTACAGCGGCTATTGACCGGATGCGTGATGAAAGCAACCGGTTGATCCAAGGTATGGAACGGCGTCGTCGCGCAGAACGTGAGCAGGATCAGCAAGATCTGCAAGCGATGCAAAGCAACGCCGAATATACACGGAACATTGAGGAACAAAACTTTAAAACCCAGCTGTATAACGAAGAGCAGAAAGGCAAACAAGAGCTTGCTAACATTGCAAGTAATGCAAAAGATAAACAAAGTTCTTTTGAAGTTCTTTCAAGTATCGCTCAGTTTAGCGGGACACTAGCTAAAGGTCTTACCCAGGAAGCTAATCGTCAGACTAAACGTAACATTGCTCAGGCGGAGATTGCAGATCTAGGCATCGATCAACTTGTCGCTCAGCACGATGCACGTATTGCACAGACAAACGGTAGTATTCAGCTAAATGCTGATATCCGTGAAAACGCTGCTCGTAGTGGTGAAGATCCTCTGGAGACTACCACGAACCACGTTGCCAACCCTGCAATCGTAGGTGCTGCCAGACAGGTGTATGAGAACCGGCGGGCGCTGGCTCTGTACAATACATTGATGGATAGGGCTTCTCTTACTGAGGAAGGGCTAGCAGCTTCAAATGATATGGATCTGCAGCGTGATTTGCAGCAGCGTATCAAAGAAGATGTACTCATCACAATGGGTAACCCGAAGGCTGCATACCTTGCTGAAGCCTTTAGCGCTATTGAAAAAGGTAATGATCAACGGCTTCAAAATGTCAGAGCATCTCAGCTAAAAATTGTTAAGGCAGAAGCTAGAGAACAAGTTAAAGTTCTTTATTCTAGTGGTGACCTTGAAGATGCTGTTAAAGGTTGGGACCACAACGTAAGTATCTTTGGCTATGCCGATGCGCTCGATAAACTTGACGAGGCTATTAAAGATGCACCTACAGAGGAGCACGCTAAAATGCTCTTGTCTTTGCCGATCTCAAGGGATGGTAAAGGTAGGACATATGCTGAAGACCGCAAGGATCGTGCAGTCCCTGCATACGCTGCCTTCAGTAAAAAGCAACGTGAACTTGAGAAAGCAGAAGACGAGCAGAACAAACTAGAATTGCTGGAACTGGTTGACAACAACATGCCAGCTATCCTTGCTGATTTCAAGCGTGCACCACACGATACTATGGCTTTGTGGGTTAAAAACTCTGCTGAGCTTTACGGTGGTCAACAGCCCCCTGCTGTTATTAAAAACCTTTACACCCAAGCGTTGCGTAATAACAAGCAAGATGAGGCAACGGGTATTGAATTACTGGCAAGCCGAGATATGCTGGATAAAGGTTATGTCAATAGCATTACAGATAGTGACAACCTTAAACTTGCCAAGCGTCTATATGAAGAACAGCAGATCCGTAAATACGGAGAGCAGTACCCTGTTGTTGAAACTGCAATCGATGAAATAAGTGCAGAACTAGCCAAGTTTTCATCTCAATTTCCCGGCGACACTGATATCCAAACAGAAATCAATAAAACTTATGTTGCAAAGTGGTTTGAAGCTGAACTAAAAGCCACTGGCAACGCTTTACTAACTATTAATAATGCTAAAAAACTTGCTGCAGACGCTCATCGGAACGATCCTACTAACCCCTTTGCTTATCAAGACACCTCTACTGGGAGAGTCTATAGAAAGATTGGGAAAGTAGATCCCGAGCTGGCACAACAATCCTCGTACCGTGCTCGGGTGTCAAAAAATAGAAGTGTAGGTGAAGTTGTTGACCAACCTTATTTGTTGATGGATGCAAATCAAGTAAAAGAAGCTTCCTTCCGGTCTTCTAGAGGCTTACCGATGGAGGTTACAGATGGGATTATGCAAGTGTCTGATATGTTCGGTATAAAATACAGTGAAGCTATAAATGCTCAAATTGTGGCTCACAATAAAGTTACCGGTGAAAATGTACCTCTAATAACACAAACCCCCGCTGTTATGGTGATGGACAACTTGCCACTTGCAAGTGCTAAATTGTTCCAGGCTGGTATGAAAAACGGTTCTAAAGCTCAGATGGATCGGGCGCTTACTCCACTTACTGGTAATCTTGGATATACCAGGCAACAGAAGAAAACAATCAACGGTTTTATGGATATGGCAGTATCGGCTGGGGCTAAGTTCCCTGAGCTGGTTGCTGCACAGGTAATCCTTGAATCGGCTATGGGTACAGTAGAATCTGGTGCAAACAATCTTGTTGGCGCTAAAGCATCTGAACAAGAAGAAGGTACTCTTAGAGAAACAACAGAAGTAATTGATGGCAAAGAGGTAAGAACTGTTGCTAAATTTAAAAATTACGAGTCACCTCAAGCAGGCATAAATGAACTTGTCACTAGGTGGCATAAAGATTACCAAGATTATAAGGGTGTAAACAATGCTAGTTCCTTGGAAGAAGCAGCGATGATGCTGCAACAACAAAACTATGCAACTGACCCTTTATATGCAAAAAAACTGATTCAAATTGCTAATAGGCTTAGATGAAAGATCCCACAGAATACTCTAACATAGGTGAGGAGTATGTGTTGGATGAGCAAGAGCGCCAGACAAGACTCTCTAACGATATGATTGAACATATCGAGATGAGAGAAGCTGAACCTCAAGAGGAGCAGATGGCGCTTGAGCAAGATACCGCACAGGCTGCTACGGCAGCACCAGCCACACCTACGCAAGAGTCACCGGCTCCATCTACGGATACGAGCCCATACAAAGATGCCGAAGGTAACATCGATTTAGAACAAATTAGAAAAGAAGGTGCTGAACTTGATTCGGCAGCTATTCGTGGTGTTATTGATACAGCCACTGACTTTGCTAATTTTGTTCTTCCTGATTTTATCCCAGAGATTCCTAAGGCAAGTCCATATGAAAACAAAGTAGCTCAGACTGTCCGTGCAGTATCGTCTGTTGTCCTCCCTACCATGGGTGTACAGAGTCTTGGTATGCGTGGAGCAGCTTCATTGCAAGCTAAAGCTGTCAGTAAACTCGGAGCAGCAAATCCGATTAACCGACTTGGCAACACTGCATTTATGAAGTTTGTTGGTGAGCGCGGTATCGAAGCTGGTGCTGGTGTTGTTGTGGGTGCTGTCGCTTCTGAGTATGAAGAAGACAACCTAACTGGACAACTTAAAAAGAACTGGCCTGCAACTTGGGATTTTATCCCTGATAGTTGGGCTACTCTTGCTGGCGATACACCAGACATCAAACGACAGAAAAACATTAACGAAGATTTGTCGATGGGATTCTTGATCCCGTTTGCTAATTTTACTGGTAAATTTATCTCTGCTGTCAGTGAAGTAAAAGACGTATTTAAAACTGCACCTAAGATTGTTGGTGAAAGCGATCAAGCTGTTAAATACATTGCCGCTAATAAACCTAAATCTACCAGTGATGTACCTGAAGAAGCTCTGCTTGAATATCAGGCTAAGCAGGATGAAGCACTGGATGAACTTGGTTATTACAATGCAAGTAAAACAGACGATCCAAACGTAGCCATTAAAGGTGTACATGACCTGTACGACTTCCGAGAGACTGGTCTCCGTACTGTAGATGACTTTGGTATTGTAGGTGCTAGCGTTGATGCTGCACTTATTCAAGGTAACAAAGGCACTGTTCACGGTCGCCTCGGTAACTTTATCAGTGGTCCTGCTCTTAAGTATGGCGCTGAAACCCCTGGTGGTGTAGAAGAGATTACCATTGGTCTGACTAAACAGCTTAAAGAAGCTGATAAGGTTGGCATGGTTGCTGACGATTTTGCTGTATCTGCAGATGAGGTAGCAGAAGCTGGTGACAAACTTGTCCTAGAGTTGTTCGATCCTACTGCTAGCATTGAAGACATGCGTCGGATGCTGGATCCTCAGATCTACAAGAATGAGGCTGGTGTTGAGGTATTAGCAAAGGATGGTTATATCGATGCTCTTGGTTCTATCAATACTTTGGTAAAAGAGTTCCAAGGTATGGATGTTGCACGTGCTCAGGCATATACTGCAACGTCTATGGCTGGTCAGGTTGCTGACCTTGCTGAAGGTATTCGTATTAACCGTGGCTCTATTGCTATTGAAAACGCTCAAGAGCAGATCCTGGACAAGATTAATTTCCTCCAACAACTGGTTGGATCTACCCGTTACTTTACTCAGCAAAAGAAAGGCATTGCTGCTATTGGTGATAAAATCAAAAATGTATTTAAATCACCAGAACAGATTGCACAAGAGATTAAAGACGGCTATCCTACTGCACTCAGAGGCATCCAGTCTGACAGTGAGAAGTTTACTGAAAACTGGATGTGGATGCAGCAAAACCGTCCTGAAATGCTGGACTCATTCCTGGAGTTGTATGAACTCAGCGATGGTCGGATTAACACCATTGCAAAAATGAACGAGGATATCCTCAATAGCTTTGCAAACTTCCGGCTTATTGTTGATCGCAACCCTGAACAACCTAATATCATTACACAGGCTGTACGTTCTAACTATTTTAACAGCTTGCTGTCTGCAGCGGGTACTGCGTCTAAAGCTTTGTACGGTAACCTTAGCGGTCTTGTAGCAGAACCTATCTCATACTTTGGTGGTTCTGTACTGCGTCAGGATATGAAAAATATCCAGCGTGGTTGGATGGCTTACAGTGCTATCTGGGATACGCAAAAGAAAGCGTTGCCTTATGCAGGTCAGATGTTTATGAAAGCATCTCAGAACCCTAACTCTGTTAAGGGACAGTCTCGCCTTGACCTTGTTATTAAACAGGAAGAGAAGCTAGAGCAGTACAAATTTATTGCTGAGCAAGAGGCTGCACAGGGTAGGAATGGATTTAAATTCCTGGTTAGGATGTACGAAGACATGCAAGCCATGGCGGCTGATCCTGTCTTCCGTTTGGTACCTAACCTGTTCTCTGGTTTTGACGCTTGGACTGGTGCTACTCTTGCTAACGCTCAGGCACGTTTCCGTGCTATGGATGAGCTTGAGACACTAGGTGAAACAGTTACCCGAGCTAGGGTCAAAGAACTTGCTGATGCTGAATACAACAGCATGTTTGGTGCTGACGGTTTGATTACAGATAAAGCTGTTAAGTATAGTACATCTGATATTGCTCTTAACCTAGAGAGTGGATTTAGTAAGGATTTAGGTAATCTCCTAACATCTATTCCTGCTTTGACTCCAATCTTTACGTTCCCTACAACAATGACAAACATTGTTCGGGTGGCTGATGATTATATCCCTGCTCCGTTGCGTTCTTTCCAGAAAGATGTTAACGAGTTGGCATATACGTCTGTCAAAACCTTTATGGAAAACCCTGAGCAGATGGAACGTATCCTGAAGGCTCGTGGTCATAAAGTAGAGCTGATGGATGAAACAGCAAAGCTTAACACGCTGATCGACCTTAAAAACCGTACGCTTGGGCGTAAGGCTATTGGCAGTTTCTTGACTTCCATGGTTATTGGTAGTGTCATTAAAGATGAGTTGTTTGGTGATGGTCTGTTTAGCACAACAGGTGATGGTACTATTGACCGTCAGCTGAATACTGCACGGACAAAGAACAGTAACTTTAAAGCACGTTCTATGATTGGTCCTGGTGGTGTTCGTATTGAGTATAACGAGTTGCTTGGTCCCGGTTTAAGTAACTGGGTTGCTGCTGTAGCTAATACAGTAGATAACTTTGACATGCTTGGTGAATCAGCTCTTGAAAATGCATTCCCAAAACTTAGTTTTATTCTTGCTGCTGCATTGACAGACCCTGCTGGTATTTCTGCCCTACGTCCTTTGGTAGAAATGCTGAGTGGTAATGAATTTGCTATGAACCGTTTTGCTGCTGGTCAGATCAACTCTCTTGGTCCTTTGGCTGGTGCACGGAATGAGCTTGGTAAAATCCTAGATGGTGGTCTGAAAGATTATAACAATAACGTTATTGATATGATGAACAACCGTAATAGGTTTATTGGTTTGGTTGATGAAACAAATCGTCTTCCTACTGTTATCAGTCCTATTAGCGGTGAAGCTCCTAATAAATATAGTTTCCTACAACGTGTCTGGAACTCACAATCTCCTTTGAAAATCCATCCAGCTATGACAAAGGAAGAAAAGTTCTTGTATGATATTGAATATGATGTATCTTCTGCATTTAAAAAACGTCAAGGTGTTAACCTAGATAAAAATGAGCGTAATGCTTTGAATGCTGAAATGGGTCGTCAAGCGTACTTCCGTAAAGAAGTTGCTAAAATTATGAAGACAGCAGAAGCCCGCAACACTATTAATGAGTTGAAAGCTTTGCGTCGTCCTCCTAATTTTGTTGGCTCTCAGGATACACCTATTGGTCAATACGATCAGATTCATATGATGCTGCGAGAGGCACAGAAGGAAGCAGAGGAACGGGCATTTAATATGCTTACTCCTGAAATGAAGGCTGCTATTGAGCAGCGTATTCGGGTTAAGCAGATTAACTCAACTCGCGCACAGCAAGGTCTCGGACCTATCCCAACTAATCGTTATTAAACAACATGGCGTGCACTGACGTACAAACAATTCAAGCTGGAAACGGGTCAAAGACACAATTCTCTTTTGACTTCCCGTACATTTTTAAATCTGAAATCCACGTTTATTTTTGGAACGCGGTAACA